CTTTATCGCTGATAATAATTTTATTATATGTAAAAACAAAATACGATAATCAAACTCGAGAGGACGAAGAAATGAACGAAGAAATAATTGAAGAAAAGCAATACGATTACGAACCTGATACAGTTGCTGATGCATTAAACTGGCTAAATAAGCAGTGTGAATTAGGTGGTAAAATTATTGAAGAAAAGGTAGAAGAAAATGTGTAGTGATGAAACAATTACTCTCTTAGATAGTGAATATCAAGAAATGAAAACCGTGTGCGACGAAGCAGAATCCTACGAAACTCACCGGACTTAACGGTTGGAAGCATGCAGTAATGCATTACTTACCTCACGGTAGTTCAGTAGCTTTCGCAAACAAAGTTCAAGAATTTTTAGATAGCATTACGAGAGTTGAATAATGGCAGAAGAATTTAAAGTAGAAGTATTGAGACATCCAACAGAAGAAGATTGGCAGTGGGTTAAAAAGCTAGCACTCAATACAGTTGGAAAAGATTATTTTATGGACAATGAAATGTCTCTTGAACTTAAGAAGAAATATCTTAAGTCTGAACATTCGCCTATTAGAACTTTGAATTTCATTATTAGAATGGAAATTCCTTATTGTGATTCTGTTTGCTTTGTTCGTCATAAGATGGGAACTGAACATTTTGTTCAATCTCAAAGAAATGACAGACAAGATAAGTTCGACAGATATGCAGAACCACAAGGCCACATGGTTAATCATATCATGTATGTAAATGCACAAGAATTGATGTTTATGGCAAGAAAGAGACTATGTGGAATGGCATCAAAGAATTGTCAAAAGATTATGCGAATGATTAAAGCAGAAGTTTTAAAAACAAATCCTGAATTTGAAGACGTTCTAATGCCAAATTGTGAATACTTGCATAGTTGTCCTGAATTCAAATCTTGTGGTAGATGGAAAGAATAGTATACATTTAAACTGTGAATTTATTATACTTAAATTATGCTAAAGAATACAAGACAAACTTTTATTGTGTCTGATTTGCACTTCGGACACGCCAATATCATAAATTACTGCAATCGTCCTTATGATGTTGTTAAGGGCAATAGAGCACCTGAAAATAAGCCAGCTCTCGCTGAAATGAAGGAAGACATCTTGAAGATGTTTGATTTCTTGCCAGACGATTGTGACATCTGGAATTTGGGTGATTTTTATTTTGCAAGTTCAGGCGATCCTAGAAAAGTTTCTGATGAAGTTGTTAAAGAACTTCAAGAAATTATTAATCGAATGAAGAAAACAAATCGTAGACTTTTCCTTGTTATGGGTAATCATGACAATATGCATAACAAAGGTCAGTCTCGAATTGATTTCTATTACAAGCTTGGTTTTGACAAAGTTTACGATGCACCAGTTTTAGTTGAAGACAAATTCATTTTGTCTCATGAACCTGTGTATCTTGCAAAGGGTAGCACTTTGGTCAACTTGTATGGTCATACTCATGACATTTCTGTCAATGAAGATTATTTCTGTTACGACTATGAAAACTACGCAATGGAATGCAGAGTATTTGATAAGATGGGACAGAAACGTCCTAAAATTCAAATTCGCTATCCAGAGCGTGAAGTTGATGTGAAAAACTACAAGAATATGTGCTTGGATTACAACAACGGTATTATTGAGTGGGTTGGCGATTATTTCAAACAAGCTGCACTTTGCTGGCGCAATAAGGAAAAGAAAGATGAAAACGATTCGTAATTCTGTTTTCGAAACAAATTCCAGTTCTTGCCATGTAGTTACAGTTCTATCTGACTACGAAATGGAACAATTGAAGAATGGTTAAGTTCTTCTTCTATTTTCAAAGCGTCAGAGTGAAAAGGTCATAACACATATCATATCAGAATTTCGTTTTGAATATGAACTTGAACGTCATGATGTTTGTTACGATGATGAAGGCGAATTAAAGCGCTGCAATACTGATAGAAAAGTAATGAAAGCACTTAGTAAAGATCTTTGGAAGTTACTTGTTGAAAATGCAACTAAAGATATTACGCAAGATTTTGGCATCAAAGCAGATGAAATTTTCGCAAAATACGAGCTTGATAAAGACTTCAAAGAATCTGTTCGATACTTTATTCGCAAATTTGCAGATCAATGCTATGTAGAACGTTTAACATGTAACATGCAAAAGTATGAAATGCCATATGGCGAAATTATGAATTTTAGTTGTCGTGAGGTAGAATGTTAATATGAAAACTATTAGAAACGGTGTTTTTGAAACAAATTCAAGTTCTTGTCATGTTTTAACTGTAGCAGATCAGAACGAATATGATTTGATTAAGAATGGACAAGCAGTCATTCACGTGCCGAGTTATAGCTGTGATGATAGTGACGTTTACGAGTCTGTTGTTTTAACAAAAGACAAATACTTAGAATTAGTCAAGTCACAATTCAGTGAGTTTGAAACTAAACGTGAATTTTTTGAAAAAGCATGGGATTTAATTTTTACGTCTAGTGTTATAGACGAAGATCTCGATAATCTTGCTGAAGAATGCGATATGTCAGTAAAAACAAAAAATGATTTGCTTGAAATTATTTGGCATTGTTCACATGAAGAAGATCCACTTAAAACACTAGATGGTGGAATTAAAAAAGAAGTTAACGGATCGGCTGTTTACGTAAGTTGCTGGTCAAAGTATTGTTAATATGAAAACAATTAGAAATAACGTTTTTGAAACTAATTCATCTTCAACACATTGTATCACACTTGTAGATCTTGAAGATTTCGAAAAGTTCGAGGAGTGTGAAATGCTTCTTAATGATGGAACTCTAGTTCCTGCAAAGGAAGTATACGACGAAATGATGAAAAATCTAGTCGATATGGAAGAACAGATGACTGAAAATTATAGTAAGACATATAAAGATACTCTTACTTACGAAAACTTCATTACAATCATGCAAAGTTTCTCATATAGCGATCTATCTTATAGCGAACGTGAAGATTGTAGAGAAGACATTGCTAACGACATTATGGCTGTTAAAGCAGGTCTTAATGAAGAAGTAACAACTTATAGTTGCTTGGGTGGTGAATACTACGAAACATTTGAAGCTAGACATACTACGAAGCACGGTGATACAGTAGTTGCTTTTGGTTATTACGGAAGCGAAGGTTAATCATGATTACAGTCAGAAATGGTGTATTTGAAACGAATTCTTCTTCTTGTCACGTTATTACTATTTTTTCTCCGCTTGAACAGAAATGGGTTCTTGACAGAAAGGCAATCATCTATGCGCATTCTAAGTCCGATGATGAAGCAAATATTGCTGTAGTCTTTGATTATGTGAAGTATAAGCAGAAGATGAAAGAAATTCTTGGTGATAGCGATGAAAAGAAAAATGAATTCGTCGAAGAACTTTGGAAGAATATTCTTGAAAGCTTAGCCAAAAATGACTCACTATGGCGTTGTAACTATGAAGAACTTGCTGAAAAGTACAATATCGAAGATACTGAATTTAGTAAGATCGAAGATTTCATGTGTAGTTGTTGTCATGAAGAACAAAACGAATATTGCGTAAGTCATGCTAAGGAAATTGAATTAGCTGGTAGCAAGATGTTGGTAGCTTCTTGGGAAGCATGTTGTTAAAATAGTGAACAATTGATTTTCAATTTATTATACTTTTAATATGTTAAAAATCAATTCAAATTTTTCTGATTATTATGATTGCGCGATTGGTAGTTTTGTCGATTCAGATGTAATTATCAATCGTAAAAATGAAAAAGTCAAAGTTAATATTTTCAACGAATTTCCTAATTCGATTTTGAAAAATTTGAAAATGTATGACTATTCATGGAGCTATCATAAGCAATCAGTTTATGGAGCCAACATGATACATTGTGTTGGCTTTTGTGGTAAGTGGTATTACTTTGTTTGGGTTGAAGTAAAAGACAAAAACGGTTATACTAATTCAGAAAGACGTTATGTAACATTTGATGAAATCATCGAAAATGAAAAGAAGAATTCGATGTTTTCATTCACGAACAAGTATCATGATTTGTCAAATGATAGACGTGATTTGAATAACGACGAATTTTTTACAAAAGACATATTTGAAAAATACGGTCCAATCATTTATTGTCGTGACATGGATTTAAGTCGTCTCGACTATAGCTTTTATAGAAGAACTGAAGACGGATGCATTGAGATCGAAAAATTTCCAAATTTAAAAGAACTTGGATTTTCTAAAGTGGTTGATCCGTATACTGCTTTGAATACGCTTGAACATTGGTATGATGTTCAAGCAAGACCAGATGAAGTCGAAGTACCTGTTGGCGATGATATTACTCGTTTACAAGCATACGGTTTTGATAAAAAGACATCATTCAGAAAAGCAAAGGAAAAATAAAATGTTAGTTTACAGAGTTGAAAATCCGATCAAAGGTGAAGGTATTTGGCGTGATTTCGAAGGTAATCTCAATCCGGTATTCGACAAACTGTCTGAAGGATTTTGCCGTAGTTTGCTAATGCCACACACCAGAAATCTATAAAGCTGACGGAAAGAGTTGGTTTTCTGCTGCTCCTTCTAAGGAAACTTTAAAGCGCTGGTTTAGCAAGCAAGATGTTATTGAACTCACTCAACTCGGTTATGGCGTTTATGAGTTTGACGTTAAAGATGAACGTAAAATTTCTGACTTTGAAGTTATCTTTGCTCGTGATAACGTCATTAGTCAAACTGCAATTAACATGAATGAAATTTGGTAGTAAAAAATGAAGTGGACTATTAAGTGGGATTCTGTTGCAGATTCGTGGTTTAAAAAGGCATTAAAGAAGGTAAAGTAATGAACAATTCAGGTATTTTTGGACTTAGCTCTAATTCTTCTGTTACTATCAATGGCAAGACTTATGTAGGTAGTAATATTACGATTAACGGTAATAAAGTTAGCGTTGATGGAAACGTTGTAGAAGAAGCAGTAAATATTAACATTAATGTCACAGGTAATGTTGAAAAGATTAACACTACTGGTGATATCGAAGTTCATGGTAATGTTGGTTCTGCTGAAACAGGTGCAGGTGATATTGACATTATTGGTGATGTTTCTGGCGATGTAGAAACTGGAGCAGGTGACATTGTTATCAAAGGTAATGTTGCTGGCGAAGTAAGTACATGTGCAGGAAGTATTCATCATGGTCGTTGAATTTCCATGTAGTGTTTTTACTTGCGATCTTAGATTTAACGAAATCGAACATCAAATCGATGATATGCGTGTAGGTGATTTAAATTCTCATACATTGATTGATGTATGGTATGATGGACCTGATGATTTTGTCGAGTGGATAAAAGAAGACATGTATGATGGTAAATACGATTGTATTACTACAATTTTAAGTGTTATTAGACAATATCTTGACTCACGTTCTAGCGATGATTATGAATTTGAACAAGATGACATTGATAAATTATTAGAGTACGCTGAGAACACGCAAATAAAAGCAATTTTTCTCGAAAGCTAGTGAACACTTTTAAAAACTTTATTATAATTACATTATGGAATATACAGCAGAAAGTATTAACGTTTTAAAGGGACTTGACGCAATTCGTTAGTGAGCTGATGTTATAAATAGTTACATGGAAACAAAATTTATTTGTAAAATATGTGGTAAAGAACTTAAAACAGGTGCTGGTCTTGCTACGCATATTGGTCAATTCGAAAAATTAAAACAAAAAGATTATTTTGATACTTATGTTGAACCTTGGTTTCATAAATGTAAATATTGTGAAAATGAAGCAAGATATGGAACTAATTTTAGATATTTACCAACATGCGGATGTGTAGAATGTAGTATAAAGTTAAGTAAAGATACTAGATTAGAAAAATATGGTGATGCGAATTATGTAAATTCGCAACAACGTAGACTAACAAATACTGAAAGATATGGTGTTACTTGTAATTTAAATACACAAAAATGTATAGAGAAACGTGTACAAAATTATAAAGAAAAAGCAAAAGATCCAGAATATGTAAAATGGAGACGTAGCTTAATTTCTGGTGCATCTAATGGAATGTTTGGTAAGCATCATACCGAAGAAGCAAAACAAAAATGTAAAAAATGTGGTACTGCTAATGGAATGTTTGGTAAGCATCATACCGAAGAAGCAAAGCGCAAAATGAGTATTAACAGGAGTAGTCCGAAAAAACAAAAGTATGAACAAGATGGTTTGTTTTTTGATTCTACGCTTGAAGTACAATATTATAATTTGTTGAAAAATTCTAATTTAGCATATACATATTTACACGGTACTAAAAAATTATTATATTTGGATAAAACTGGAAAACAACATACATATTGGCCAGATTTAGAAATAAATGGTAAATTAGTAGAAATTAAAACAAAAGCAGCATTTAATTCAGATCGGTATTATGTATAATCACAGAACTAAAGATAGATCATTAGATTATATTTACGAAGCAAAACACAGATGTGTGTTAGCTAATCACGTAATTATTTTAACTGAAGACGATTTATCTATAGAAAAAATACAGGAAAAATTAAATGGTAACAACTAATACAGAGTATAATAGTAATTCGATACAGTGTTTAAAATTTCCAGAAAATGTACGACACAGGCCAGATATGTACATTGGTTCGCCTAGTGGTAATCCTAGTGATGGACTTTATCGACTTTGTAGAGAAATTCTTGATAATAGTATTGATGAATACTTGGCAGGTTGCAATTATAACATTGTAATCATGTACGATTCAAAGACTCATCAAACTACTATGATTGATAATGGTCGTGGCATTCCGGTTGGTTGGAATAGTACAGCAGGTATGAATTCTTTGACAGCAGTTGTTACTGAAATTCATGCAGGTGGTAAGTTTGACCATGATGCTT